TAGGATTAATTTGTAATCCGCAAATAAACATGATGAACATTAAATTCATCAAACGTGTCGCAAAATGGATAATACCATGGAGATTCGATTTTAAACTCCCGGATGATGTTTTAAATCACCGAGACTATATCGTCATCTCTTCCGCTTCAAAGTTCTACTCTGTTAAAGAATTAGAGCAGGTTTTAACAAACCGCCGATCTGATTTCTCAGACTCAGCAGTTATAGCTGACTTCTACAGTACAGAACACCCGTATCATGAACTCACATTTGATCAAAACTTGATTAATGCAATTGAGGTCACAAGATCAGCCTTTGCGCCTAAAGATACCTTGTATCCTATCGCATATCCTGACCTACGCTACTACCCTTGGACGCTACCTATTAGCGCTGAAGCACCTTGGAATCTTAATGATTTTAAGTTCGTACCGTTTCAAACCAGTTATAACTGGACTGATCCAGTATGGTCAAACTTCAAACGCAAACTCACATCGAGTTTCCGACCACGAGAATGGCTTAGATACAAACAAGCAATCGGAATAACGCAAAACGACACTCCCTCATTCCACAATTTGTATAACGAAATTTTCGTTTACAATCGTGCCTTAGTTCACGGAATCAAATATGGTTCCAAAGAATTCTGGACGAAAGATGGAACCCCTTTGCCCTATTATTGGAATACTCTACACTCTAGATCACATGTGGTCAGTGCTGATGAGCCCGATAAAATACGAGCTGTCTTCGGTGCAACGAAACTTTTCCTGCAAGTCGAAAACTGCTTCATTTGGCAACTACAACGCAGATATCTCAATGAAGATGAAGGTGTCATGCTGTGGGGACGAGAGATAATGAAAGGTGGATGGAAGAAGCTTAAACGCGAGATTGAATCTGGCGGGCATCCCAACACTATTATCGCAATGGACTGGTCTCAATTTGACAAGCGATTATTATTCGCAGTAATTGATATCGTTCACGATATTTGGAGAAGCTACTTTGACTTCACTCTATACCAACCTACCTCATTCTACCCTAACGCCAAACCAAAAGACCCGTTTCACATTGAACGGCTATGGAAATGGATGTGCTACTGTGTTAAGTTCACTCCAATTCTTCTGCCCAATGGCGATCTGTTACGATGGACGCACAACGGATTCGGTTCAGGCTACCAACAAACGCAACTTATGGATTCATTCGCCAATATGATTATGATTCTTACCTGTCTTTGCTCGCTTGGTATAAATATCAACAGCGATCAATTCTGGATTCGAATTCAAGGTGATGACTCATTAGTTTCCTTCTTTGAAAGGACGTATGACATATACGGCCCAAATTTCTTGGTTCAATTAGCAGAATCTGCCAAATTTTACTTTAACGCTAAACTTAACGTTAAGAAGTCTAAAATTGGTAAGAGGCTAACTGGGATGACAGTTCTTGGATACCTAAACATAAATGGTATTCCCTATCGAACTGACGAGGATTTATTAAGGCATTTGTTCTTTCCTGAACGTGATCAAGACTGGACTAGATTAGCCGCATCAGCAATGGGATTAGCCATGGCTGCTTGTGGATGCTCCGATAGATTTCATAACACTTGTTATGATATCTGGAGACGATTAGTCGAAGTCAGAGGTATTAAACCATACTTCCCTGCGATCAGATGGATGGAACGCGCTGGCATGATAGAACGAGCTGAAGCCCTCATTGGAACAAACTTTCCAACTAGAGCAGAGCTTAGCGCAATATCATGGTGCGAGCCTATGCGAGAAGAAACAGCAAAACAGAGACTGTGGCCTACGAAGCCCGGCCCCGCTGGTAGATTTTTCTTTCTCTAAAGACGTGCAAAGTTCTTGACGTCGGATTTCTGTTAATTATAAAATCTTTAAATTAAATTTTAAAAAAAAACAAACAAA